ATAGACTTAGCTGATTGCGCTCCGCTTGGTAGAGAGACTACAGGCCATTTACCATCGCCGTTAGCCATCGCTACAGATAGGCAGTCAACCTCGCCCTCTGTTACAACAAGCATACGACCGCCGTTAGGCCATAGGTGTTGTCCAAAGAAGACGCTAGGTGCGCCCTTGCATTGAAATCGTTTGTCTTTGAACCGTAGCTTCTGTGCTACTAGCTGTCCTTCAAGGTTTTTGTAGTTTGCTACGTGACAAGTCTCGCCATTATAGGTAGCCACATGGTATCCATACTTTTTACAGATATCTTTGGTCAAACCGCGAGCAGGTATGTCCAGAGTGTGTCCAGTGAGGAAGCCTGTAGGTTTAGTTTCTTTAGGAGTCACAGTATAAGTATTCCCCCTTCTTGGTGTCCAAGTTCCACAACTGTGACACTTGGTGCTTCCATCGGTGTTTATTGTTAGGGCATCGCTTGAGCCGCAGTCTTCGCATGGTTGGTGTGTTAGTGCTGATGTTAGTGTGTCCATTCTATTGGTATTGTTCTGTGAGCCCACAGGAAGCCGTGCTTGTCGCACCATTCCCCGTACGTGGTCTTGCTCTTTTTGCTGAGTGTGTTGTGTGCGTTCTGAAAACAAAATCTAATGTCCAGTTCTGGGTTACAATCACGCACTCGTAAGTGCTTGGTTCTATCGGCAGGTAGCCAGTAACCCTTAGCTTCAACGATGATGCCGTTAGGCAATATGAAGTCAGGGGTATACGTCGCTTCCTTCGTGTATTTCACCTTCATACTTTCGTAGTCGAAGGTCGCCCCCACCCGTTCAAGGGTGAGAGCAAGTTGTGCTTCGAAGCGAGAACGGTATTTAGAATCCGACGCCCGACGGGGCTTCTTCTTCGAACGCTGTATCCAAGGATTCGCCATCACCAATGAACGAGCCTTCTTCCTTTCCGAAGACAGAGCCGCCACCTGCGTATTCAATTAGGTCTATTACTTGAACTGCTTTAAGGCGCAGTGTGTAGCCGAAGCCTTGAGTAGGAGTGAACCATGTGTACACCTCCGTACTTAGCTTGAGGGTTGAACCGCTTCCAATGTTAGGAGCTTTACCTAGGCGTGTGCCGCTTGAGTCAAAGACAGGAACAGTGAACTCTAGGAGTCCTTTTGCTGTCTGACGTTGAGCTACTTGCTTGGCGTAGATTTCATAGTCGCCTTCCGCTGTGATACGGATAGGGCTAGTGGTAGCACGATTGAGCTTCTTGCCTTTGATGGCACACTCTGCTTCGTACTCTTTCTCTACGATGTCGGTTACTGTTTTACTAAACAGATTGAAGTCCTTCTCACTTACGTGAAGCTTACAATGGTAAACTCCATCAGAGTTGAACTTTGTATCTGGTTCTGCGATGCGTGGGTACACTGCTGTACCCTTGGGTGTTGTCAGTACTTTACTCATTTTGTTTATCTCTATTTTGGTTTTTGGTTGTCTCCGTTAGGAGAAGAAATACTTGCTCTCCAACACCTCGGAGATGTCGGCGTTGCCGTATTCTGGAATTTCTGGAAAATCTATTTCTGGGTTGTTCTCAGCTAGTTGATGTAAAAGAACCTCTAACTGGTCAATCTCAAAAACACTTAAATACTGTTCTCGTAGAGTTTTGTTTAACCTAGGGCAGTTTGTGGAGTGAGTTCCATAGCTGTCGTGTATCATGGCAAAATCCCATATCCCTTGTTTGTTACATTCAATGACTGTTTTTGTCAGACAAGCCGCATCTAGCGAGTGGACATAATTAGGGCTGATGCCTGACTTCTGCTTGCGAGGACTGATTGCATCGTCTTCGCTATACCACTTTACGTAAGTAGCCTGTCCACTGATGTTGGTATTTACATTCTGGCTTGTGGTTTTGTGGTAAATCTGGAGAACAGGAAAGCCTGAAGGAGTAACCCAGCTTATAGGCTTTCCGTGTTCTGCTAGTTTTTTAGCGCAGGACTGCAACCACTGCATACAGTCCTTTGGTTTGTCGAGGACTTCATTGATTGAAGCCCACGTTAGCTTACTGAGGTAACCAGTAACCTTGTAGCGTTCATCTTCTGTGAACGGGTTGGCGCATCGTGTTTTACGCAGGGTGTCTTGATACCACTCGTCAACATAATCACGGCACGAGTAGAACGTACCGCCATAAGGCCATACCATTGTAGGGCGTTTAGCCAGCTTACGATTGATACCAAACTTAATCCACTTTTCTGCGTATGGGTGAGTATCAGCATTGAGTTTTTCTAGGATGGAGTCCGAGACAACTCTGTAAATATCTTCAGGTGAATCGCTTGAAAGAACATTCGTTGCTTTGGCTCCATATTCGTCCCTCATGAGCATAGAAAGAATTTGAAGCCCGTTGTTTGAGGCATCTAAGTTTATAGGAAGCCGCGTCATTAGCCGCCCAGTTTTGTGTAGCTGTCCCCATTCAAAGCACCACGCAAGGAACTGGAAGGGGTCGTCAGCCTCCATCCACATAAAATTAGTAGTAGGACTGTCGTGAATTGCTATAGCGTCCTTAGCGAAGCTCTCAGCCCATTCTACGCGTTTGTCTAACGTAAGCTTGTCGTTGCCAAAAGTGTTAGCACCTTGGATAGCTAACCACTTTACATCATCATCAGTCTTAATCCGCTCTGCTCTGTGAAACTGTAATAAACCACGGCTGATGTCTGGGCCTTGGATACCAAGAAAGGCAGGGATGTTATAAACACGCCCACGAAAGTCTACGTGCGATGGGTAAAAGAAACGATTACCAGAAAGCTTTTTTGCAACATAAAGTATCTTCGATACGAGAAGGCGACGGCTGGTATTAGAGAGCCGTGAGTTATATACTTTCGCCGCCTGCCTTCTCCAAGTGGTGTTGGACTCTTTGTTTTGTTTGAAGTCAATAGGGACAGGAGGAAGCTCTTCCTGTTCACGGCTAGGAAGACCGTCCACTATGACATTATTTTCCCAACACCACTCCATCGCCTGCATTACCTTGTCATTGATTGCCCAAGGTGTCTGCTGGATTAGATTAGTTGCTTCCATCGGCTCAGGCAGTGCGCCCGTGATACTCCGAAGGTAGTCCATGTTATTGGTTTTGATAAAAGGAACTTTAGGTAGATAGGATTCCTTATGGTCGTACCCACCATCCCAAATGTTTGTCCAACGGGCTGGTAGTTCTACTGTAGGTAGCCAGAAGGGTTCTATAAATTCTCTGTGGTCATTGAACTCCTCAATCCATTGAAGAGTCTCTGGAGTGGCACTTATGTAACGTGTAGGACGCTTACGGCTCTTCTCCAGAATGTAAGTGTATTCGATAAGGTTTGTGGACACACGGACAAGCTCAGTCATTATTAACCCCATGTTGAGCTTATCTCTGTGTGCCCACGGTTCCCAAGCATCCATCAAGCCTTTGTCGGCTTCGTGCTTCATTGAGGAACGTATATGCCTAGTTTTGGCGGCTGTACCTTTGCGTCTTACAGCACCGAGGATGATGCCCTGCCCTTTCTCTTCGTTGTTTTCGATTAGAAAGCGACAGCGCAATTCATCCTCAATCAACTTGCCTAAAAAGATAGATGCACTGGCTAACGTTTTCTTCTGCGTAATGCAGTCGAGTAGAGCTTTGATTGAGAGAAAACTTAGAACCTTGGGGTCTAGGTCTTGCGTCTCTATTTGGAATCGTGCTTTATTATCTACTATTGATAGAGATTCCTGCCAGTTCTTGATTGCTTTGTTAAGGTCAGGCAAAGCGGCTCTCATCAATCGTTGACCGTAGGGCGTCTGTAGTTCAGCCCCACGAGCTTTCGCTGACTCAACCTTGGCTCGGTATCTGCCTACGCCTAGTGTGGTCATGTCCTCGTTTAGCTCCGATTGTGTTAACTCGCTCATCCTCAGATATTTGTCAGTGTATTGTCACTACGCAACAGTAAACTGCTGTCAGCAACGGATATGTGATTGAAATTATTACTTAAAAAATCAACGGTTTACGTCGATTCGATATTTGCGAAAGACTGTAACTCCCTCGCGGAGACGCACGCTAGGTTCGATTCCTAGGTCGCCCACCACTTAACTTGTTGATTTTAAGTCATAATTTTAGCTTGTATTATTTCACCTAATTTTAAGGAATTTGTCACTGATTGCTACCAGTGACGTAGTTTGTCAGTGTATTGTCACTTGTTATCTATGATTACACGCTCTTGAAGTCGCGCAATTTTGCGTTTTAGACCTTCGATGTCTTTAATTAACTGTTCGTTTTGTTTTGATAATGAATCACACGCTTTTGTCATTGCGTTTAGCCCTCTTGTTAGAACGGCGTCGGCGTCTGGTTTGAACAGCGAGTGATTTACTTGTTTTGATGGCATGTTTTTTAGTTAGTTTGGTTAGTAGTGTTGATGTTCTCATAAAGCTAGAGAGCTTGTTCTAATGCAACCTTAGCGTCAAGGAAATTCCGTGGAGTAAGTTTTGCGTATCGCAGAGTCATTTCATACGTGCGGTGTCCCATCCATTCTTTGACCACATGAAGTGGTACATTGCGTTGGACTAAGCGCGACGCACAGGTGTGCCTTGTCAAATAGAACACGAACTCTGGGTCTACATCATTCATAGCCTCACGGACGAACCTCCAGTTCTTACGGATATTACTTTCCGTGAACTGGGCAAAAGGCATAAATTCAGTTGCCGATAGATAAGTGAAAGCAAAGTGCGCTCGCTTGGTTAGCGGAATGGTACGTGGGTAAGCGTTCTTGGTCTTACGCAGGTCAATAAGGTAACCTAGCTCTGGGTCTTCACGAACGGCGGTTTGAGGGACATTACGCGACTCTATAGGACGCATACCTGTGTCAATGCTCCACTCAACAAAGTGGGCAAAGTGATTACGCCCATCAGCACGTAAAGCCTCCAACATTTCGTACTCTTCTTCTTCGGTAAAGAAGCGAAGGCGTTGGTTGCTTACTTTCTTACGCTCAATCTTAGGTCGACTGTTTATGTAGCCCCTGTCTTGTGCGTAAGTAAGAGCCTTGGAAATCGTTGCAAGGCGTCCGTTGATGGTAGAAGCCGCCAAGCCTTTACGCTCCATTGCTCCTATGAATTCATCAAGTGAAGTGGCATCTATTTTATCTACTGGCTGGTTAGCTCCGAAGAACTCATTGATAAGCCGCATGTTGCCTAGCTGTGTAGATTCGTTAGCGGTATCCTCCCAATAACGCACAAAGGTCTTACTCAGTAGCTCATCAATAGTAATCTTGCCTTCTTTGGCATCGAGTAACTCTTGATATGGCATATTGAGTCTGATGCGTTTTTTTAGCTCAGCTTCCCAAG